TTAAGGAGCAAATTATGATAGACATTAATTTAATTAGAAAAAATCCAGAGATTGTTAAAGAGAATATTAAAAGAAAATTTCAAGATAAAAAACTAGTATTAGTTGACGAAGTAATTACGCTTGATATTAAAGTACGTGAGCTTAAGCAAGAAGGGGACAATCTTCGTGCTTTAAGAAATACTTTAAGCCAACAAGTCGGCGCTTTTATGCGTGAAAAGAAAATTGATGAAGCAAATGAAGTTAAGGCTACAGTTGTAAAAAATAATGAAAGAATTAGTGAAATAGAAAAAGAAGTTGCATCTATTGAAACTGAAATTAAACAAAAAATGATGCAAATACCAAATATCATTGATATTAGCGTTCCTATCGGTAAAGATGATAATGAAAACGTTGAAAATGAACGTTTTGGTGAGCCAATAGTGCCAGATTATGAAATTCCTTACCATGCTGACATTTTAGATAGTTTTATGGGATTAGACAAAGAAAGTGCTGGTAGAACTTCTGGTAATGGATTTTACTACTTAGTGGGGGATATGGCACGTCTTCATTCAGCAATGCTTAGCTATGCTAGAGATTTCATGATTGATAAAGATTTTACTTATTGTATTCCACCTTTTATGATTAGAAGTGACGTAGTAAATGGCGTTATGTCTTTTGAAGAAATGGACGCTATGATGTACAAGATTGAAAATGAAGATTTATTCTTAATTGGTACTAGTGAACATTCTATGATTGGTAGATTTAAAGACCAAATAGTTCAAGAAAAAGCACTACCTATAAAATTAACAAGCTACAGCCCTTGCTTTAGAAAAGAAGTAGGTGCTCATGGCATAGAAGAACGTGGTATTTATCGCGTACACCAATTTGAAAAGCAAGAAATGATTGTTTTATGTAAGCCAGAAGAAAGTATGGACTGGTATAATAAAATGTGGTCTTATACTGTAGAATTCTTCCGTAGCCTAGATATCCCTGTAAGAACATTAGAATGTTGCTCTGGCGACCTTGCAGACCTTAAGGTTAAATCTTGTGATATAGAAGCATGGAGTCCTCGTCAAAAGAAATATTTTGAAGTGGGTAGTTGCTCAACATTAGGGGACGCACAAGCTCGTAGACTTGGCATTAGAATGAAAACTGAAAAAGGCACAGAATACGTACACACATTAAATAATACTGTACTTGCAACACCACGTGCTTTAATTGCATTTATTGAAAATCATGTACAAGCAGACGGCTCAATTACTATTCCAGTTGCTCTCCAACCATATATGGGCGGTAAGACTGTACTTATTCCTAAAACCACAAAATAGGGTAGGGGATTAGCAATAAAATACACTAAATATAGTGATAATAAATACTAAAAATTTTACAAAAAACAATAAAAAAGGTATCAGCTTAGATATAAGCGGGTATCTTTTTTTGTAAGGTTTTGCGAATAGATATATTCAATATAACATATTTATAATTATTAAATTTAGATAAGTAAGACTTTAAAAAAATAAATAATTTAAACGTTATGAGAGATACCATGATTGTAAATGTATGATTAAATGAATAATTATAATAATAAAAAAATAAATAATATTATAGATTACTAGCATATATAAAAATTGTTATCATGATATATTATATATACTTTTTAGTTTGTAAAATTTTAAAATAAATGAATATGTCTTAACATTTTTAATGATAAATTTCTATTTAGAAAAACAGCTGAAATTCTTATAATTTCAAAGTGTTCTGAGAGCCAAGATGCATATTAAAGATGAACATCTGGTCGTTTGATTTTTGGTTATAAAAGCATTCAATATATAAATTGATTAAAAAAACAAAATTTAGTATTGAGTTAAATATATATGATTTTTTAAAGTGTTGTGAGAGCGAAGTTGCTTTAATAAGATGAACAAGTGGTCATTTAAAATTTTGTAAATAAATGTAAATATTGTGATAAAAAAATTTACAGTATAAAATGAACTAATGTTTAACGGAAATAAATATTAAAAACGTTCTGAGAGCGAAGTTGATAACAATAAATGAGTAATTGGTTAGTATTAAGTAATGAGAGCAAAGTTAATTTATGTAGATGAGTATTTGATTAAATATATGAATAAATATTTAAATGCTGTGAGAACGAAGATTAAAACTTTAGATGAACATGTGGTTAATAAAAGGAAGTTAAATTAAATAAAAAAAGTAGAATAGATTATGAAAAAAGAAGTAATAATATCATTTTAAAACTATCTATTCCAAAAACCTGTGTTTTGCGAATAGTTTAATTTATTCTTAAAATATTATCCTCTACTCTATTAATTTTGTATTGCAAATAAATATTAAAGGAGTTTATATGAACTTAGAAAGTATCGCAACAATGATTGAAGCTGGTATTTCTATTATTGCCTTTATCATCTCGATAATCGCAGTAAAGAAAAAAGGTACAACCAAAACCACTAAGACCTATGATGAAATAATCGAAGCTGGTGGCGCACTAATGAAAGCTTATGTCGAAAAGCAGTGCAAAAAGAATGGTATTGAAACCAAATCCCCTACCCCAGAAAATAAGGAGTAATATGATATTTAACAAAGATAAAGAAACAAGAAAACTAGAAGAAGAAGCATATAAAGTAAATCCTAAAGAAGCTGAAAATTTGAATACCTATTATTATGGTGATTTTAATGGAAGAACTGGTGATATGAACATTTTTTGTTATGAATATCATCTTAAAGAAATAATTAAAAAAGCAAAAGGAGAACTAAATGGCAAAGAGAACAAAGACAGTTAAACGTGTAGACAAGAAGATATTCAAGCGTACAGCTGCTGAAACTAAACGTATAAATATTGCGCCAGATGTCTCACGTGGTGGTATTAGATTATGATTTACCACATAATCGCAATAGATAAAGAACATAAACACACTGAAATTCTTCCAAATTTATCACTAGAAGAGTTAAACGCTGGTTTAGAGATATATTTGTCAAGATTTAATGTTTCGTGCGTTAAAGTAATAAAAACGCAAAAATTATTAGATTTAAAAGAACAAACAAAAATATTAAAAAGAAAATTTTAAGGAGAAAAATTATGAAATTAAAAATTTATTCAATTAAAGATACAGTTGTTGGTGAATATCAATCACCTATTTATATGGCCAATGATGGCACAGCATTAAGAGCTGTTACAAACGCAGTTAATTCTGCACAAGAAAACCCTGTAAAGGAAAACGCAGTAGATAAACAGTTATACTGCCTAGGCGAATTTGATACAGATACTGGTGTTATTGAAAGTGATGTTAGATTTATAGCTAAACTTGCTGACCTTATAACAAAGGAGTAAGCCTATGAAATTTTATAGCGCATATAATCCTTCCCCTACTATCCCTACCCCTACTGGTGATGGTACAGAAGATAAGTTTGAATTAAGAATAGACAAAAACGGTGTAAAGAATTTAGAGAAAGTAGGCAAAACCAACTTATATGAAAAAATACAAGCTGGTTTAGAGCAAACTCTAATATATAACATACTTGAAAGGTTTAATGCCGGTGATACTGCTGTATTAGAAAAAGCAAAAGGCCAATTTGGAGACTTTACTCAATTCCCTACTAATTTAGCAGAAGCACAACAACAAGTAATAAATGCTGAAATTATGTTTAATGAATTACCTGTTAAAGTTCGTAAAGAATTTAATGAGTCTTACACACAATTCCTAGCAAGTTTTTCTGATGGTTCATATAAAGAGATTTTTGAAAAATATTTGCCAAAAGATGCAGTTAAAGAGGTTTCAAAAGAAGAAGTTATAAAACCTGATGCTGTAAAAGATTTAAATACTCAAATAGCATTAAAACAACAAGAACTTGCTAATTTACAATCACAAGTAAAAGGAGAAACAGTAAATGAATAGAAACGCCCAATCAAGATTTAGTGTTAACCCCACTAACTTAGATATATCTCGTTCAAAATTTGACCGTTCAAGTCAGTTAAAAACAACGTTCAATGCTGGTGAATTAATTCCAGTATTTATAGATGAAGTGTTGCCTGGTGATACATTTAATATGTCAACTGCCCTAGTTATTCGTATGTCTACCCCTATTCACCCTATCATGGACAACCTTTATTTAGACCTATATTTCTTCTCTGTACCTAACCGTTTAACCTGGGACCACTGGGAAGAATTTAACGGAGAGAATAAAACTAGTGCATGGGAACAAGAAACAACCTATGAGATACCACAATTAACAGCCCCATCTGGTGGTTGGCAAAAAGGTACTATCGCAGACTATTTTGGAATTCCTATTGGTATTGCTGGTTTAAGCATTAATGCCCTACCTATTAGAGCATACTGCTTAATCTGGAACGAATGGTTCAGAGACCAAAACTTACAAGACCCTACATATTTAGCATTAGACGATACAACCGTAGCAGGTTCAAATGGTGCTACATATCAATCAGATCCAGTTAAAGGTGGAATGTGCTTACCAGTTAATAAATATCATGATTACTTTACTTCTGCCCTACCTGAGCCACAAAAAGGCCCAGACGTATTGCTTCCACTTGGTGAAAGTGCACCTGTAATAACAAAAGTTATGACAACTAATCAAGTTCCAGCAGGAAATGAAATGTTGAAATGGCGAGCAGTAGGTACAGGAACACTAGGAGACACAAACTCATATAACTTGATAATAGGCGGACAATCTTATCAACCAACAGAAGCAAGAGAAGGAGCAACATTAGGAGAATATAGAGCAAGTGTTGCACCTGCAAACTTATGGGCGGATTTAAATTCCGCAACAGCTGCAACAGTCAACCAATTAAGATTAGCATTCCAAACACAAAAACTATACGAAAAAGACGCACGTGGTGGTACACGTTATACAGAAATTATACGTTCACACTTTGGTGTAACTTCACCAGACGCAAGACAACAAAGGCCTGAATATTTAGGCGGTAAACGTATTC